TTGATTATGAGCAGGGTTAGTTTGTTGTCTAAAAGTTTTTGATGTAAAAACCATACCAGCTCTTTTAAAAAAGTTCTTTCTCATTTCAGATAATGTCTTAAACTCAAATGATAAGTTTTCATCATATTGTAAACCATAATTTTTAAAAACATCAATCCAATAACTTTCTTCTCTACAATTAACGTGATGATGACCAGGCCAACCTGGAGGTGCCGCAGTCACTACAGCCAAATGACCTAACTTAAATAGTGGCATATAATTAGGTATATATTTTTCTTCAACGTGTTCTAAAAATTCTGTACACCATATTAAATCAAAACTTTTTTCTATTTTAGCCTCACCTAAAGTAAAGTCATGCACTAAAGAATAATCTGTATTTTCTATCACAGTGCTATCACCGTCAACTCCATACCAGAATATATTATGACTATTTGCTATATCTCTCATACCTCCTGGTCCACAGCCTATGTCTAACATAGACTTTATGTTAAATTTATTTTTTATATATTTTAATAATGGCTCATCTGTGTTTGTTCTATTAAGATGGCCTCCTAAATGTTCAGGTGTCTTGTTCATCTAAATACCTCTTTGCATATCCGCTTTGTATTTCACTTGCATAAAATTGATGATTGGCTAAATTACTTAACCATTCATATCTATTATCTGGATAGATTGGTGTTTCTATCTTACTTAAATCTGTTAGTGACATTGGTATGGCTGCTGAATACTTATCTGTTATTGTAAATGATGGCACACCTTTTATAATTGCTTTAGCAGCAGCAGATGATTGATAAGACACTACAGCGTGACAATCTTTTAAATCTTCGTGTAAAGGAACAGGATTATATTGACCACCTATTTTTTTTACTCTAACTCTTATCTCTCTATCTGTATGTTTCTTTAATTCATCAATTGTATTTTGTAATACATCTTCTGCACTCATACCTAAATTTTTACATAACCACCAAGATGGTGGAAATACCACAATATGTCTACCACCTTTTTTCCATTCTAATAAATCTAACTCATCATCTTTAGCAAATCTTGCTTTTAATTCTAAATATCGAGTATCACTTGTATCTGTAATTTTATTAATTACATAATTATTTTTAGATACTCTAAATATACAGTTTCTCATATCACCATACTTTTGAAATAAACTATGTCTTTGATGATATAAGTATGCGTGATCTATAAAAAACCAGTCAATGTTTTTTTGTTTAGCAACTTCTACTATTCGTTTTGTGTTTCTCATAAAACCCCAAAACCAATAGCTACCTACTTTACTTTTACCCCATTCTAAACTTTCTAAATGTGGCCAATATAAATGGGCATCTGGTGGTGTAGGTATTCTACGAGATGCTGGCCAGTCTGCTGGTTTGTTAAAGTTTATAGTTGACTTTTGTTCATCATAGATACAATATAAAGCATTCTCTTTTCTTAAATGTCTTCCTAATATCATTCGTTGTAATAAAGCATCGTTATGACCTTTGCCTGTTTGAAAAGCCAAAGCATAATCGTCTTCTTTACCAAACGTTCTAATATTTCCTACGTTTTTTAATTTAGGAGGCTGCATACTTTTCCCAGTAATATCCTTTTCTAACTTCATCTAAATTCCAATGAGCGTTTGCATAATGAGTTATAAAGTTTTCTCTATTATTTAAACAAGGTTCTTCTATCTCACTTAATTTTCCAGCACTCCATTGATGTGAAAAACAAGCTTCGTGTGTAGAGAACATAGGTATTCCTTCTAACATAGCGACAGCGCCAGATGTAGATGTATATACAACACACGCCCAAGCATTTTTTAAATCATCATATATACTTGTCTCACCTAATCTAGTATGTGTTATATCTTTATAATTATTCATTATATAATCTAAATTCTTTTTATCTTCTTTTAGTTGTTGAGTTTCACCTGCGTGTCTATGCGATCTAATAAGTATTGGTCTATCACTAAATTTTCTTATCTCTTTTACAGTTTCTTTTGCCCATTCATAACAAGGTTTACCAAATGTAGAAAAACCACCAATACCTCTATTTAAAAATAAACAAATATGATTGCCTTCTTTACGCCAAGGTTTAATTTTAATATTCATTTGTTTTATAACTTGATTGTTTCTACTTGTATCACCATCTATCATATAATTTGCTTCGTGTGGGTGTATTGAACCTTGTGGAAATCTAAAGTATCTTACATCTTTTTCATAAGCTTTTAAAACATTACTATCCACGAAAAATATGTTATCGTTATGTTTATTCATAACTGTTTGCCTAAATCTATGATTAGGTGAATCTGTGCCTTCTGATTTATGAGCAAAGATCATAGCAAAATCTGATTTAATATATTGATGTAGCTCTACAAAATTTACTTCAACACCAAACTTTCTAGCACCCTCACCAAATGCTCTCATTATATCTCTTTTACCACCACCTGTGGTAGACAAATATACATTTAAACTTATCATTTATAAAATTTTACTGCCAAATGTTTATCTTGTGGACCATCTGGCATTATCTTATTAATATCTCTAAACTTATGTTGTTCAACTAACTCTTTTAATTTTTGAAAATCATAACCTGATTTATGTAAATCCCAAGCGCTCTCATCACCTTCTCTTTGCCAACCCCAAAAACCAGCACGACAATGGTCTTTTTGTTTATCGTCTAACTTGTCCCAATTATTCCATTGCCATAAATGTAAATTCATATTTGGTACTAACATAGTTATCTCTGCGCCTGATACACATATATTATACCATGCATCTAAAGTTCTTTTCGCTTGATCGTGTGTTAAGTGTTCAAAGAAATGGCGAGAGTAGATATTATCCACTGTGTTTGGTTGTATATGTTTCTCTACTTCCCAAGCATTACATACTATATCGTCTTCTCTAATTTTTCTTACATCTACTTGTCTATAATCTTTTTTACGAGGATTTTCACCACCACCAAACTCTATATTCATTACACATCTTTCCCTGGTAACATGCTATTTAAAAATTCAGAATACATAATATGCAAATCTGTCATTTCAATCAGTAAATATGCTATGGCCATACTATTTAAAAATATTGCTAGAGCCATAACTAATATTAATACTTTTAATTTTACATTTATCATTCTATATCTACCTTTTTCATTTTTTCATATTCTTCAAACCAATCCTCTGAATAATCACAATTTCTATAATGTTTAAAATATGGTCCACCTTTTGTGTAGTGTAAGTTCTTTATGTTATCTTTTTTATCATATTCACCAACTAGCCAGTTCCACTCTAGTGGTAAATCACCTATTAAGTTATCATCATCAATCCATTTAAATTGGTGTAGTTGAGAGCCTGTCGTAGTGTTTACAAAATCACTTGTTAATGATGTACACTTTCTACAATTCATTAACATAAAACTAGACCAATTCTTTTTAGGATAAACAGTTTGTACTTGACCTAAAAATTTTGTTTTTTCTTTTGGAACATAATCGTGTTTACAAACTTGAACAGCATACCTATCGTCTCTCATTGCCCATAATTCTGATATATCTGCTTTCATTAACATATCACAATCCATAAACAGAGCCCAACCAGTATAGTCCATAAGTTTTGGCACTATAAATCTACTAAAAGAAAACTCCGTTGATTCTATTTTACTTCGTTCTCTACTAAATTCATATTTAATATTGGGCTGATATAGTGGTGTTATTCTAACAGGTCTTGTTGCGTTTCTTAATATACTTTGTGATAAAACGTGATACGCAATTTGTTCGTTTCTATCATATCCAATAAAAATATTAATCATTTTAAATCTCCGTGATCTCTCATTTGTTGTCGGATTTTAGTAGCAGAAATCTTTTGTGTTTCTTCATCTAAAACAATTTCCTCTATCTTATATCCTACACCTCTACCATAACATATATTTGTTATGTTAGGCACAAGTATTATTTTATATTTACCTTCAAACTTTGGGTTTAGTTTTTCTTCTATATTTTTTTTGACAGTCTCAAAATCAAAAGGATTATCATCAATACCTTGTACGTCTCTAACCATAATCAAAACTTGATCTGCTCTTTTTAAAGTTTCTTCAAATAGTTTTTGATGACCACCATGCCAAGGTTGCCACCTGCCTAACATTTGTGCTGTAGGTGCTTTATTGTTCCATTTTTTCATTTATATCTGCCTTAATTAAATATGCCCACATTTGTGCTTCTAAATGTGTCACTCTAAAGTCATATTGTTTAGGTGGTTCAAACATTTTATTTGTATCTTCAAACCTACCCTCTTTAATTGTATCCATCCATATTGTATAGTCAGCATTAAAGTCATCTCTTGTTGCTTGTGTTGGACAAACAAAATCTGCGATAACGTTTCTATTATTTTCTATCGCCTCACTAGCTAATCTTTTCATTCTATTAGCTTGTATTGATCTTCCCATTTCAGAGAAATCCCAATCGTTTGCTTCTCGTCTAACTTCATCTGCGTTCAACCATACAGCGTTAAACATAGGTACCAGGAGTTTGGCAAGTGTTGTCTTACCGCTGCCTGGTAAACCCATTATTAATATTTTCTTTTTACTAATCATTAGCTATCTCTTTACAAGCCTCTTTGTCTGCTGGTAGACCTACTTGTTTATCGTATAACCATATGTATGAGTAAACAACTTTATCATCTTTTAAGGCACATTTCTTACCTAAAGATAATCTAGGTTCACTAATAGAACAAGCTGTTAAGAACATACTTGCCATTATGATTGTTAATAGTTTTTTCATTGTTTTCCTTCTGTTTGTGTTAACCATTCTGGACTATTAATTTTGTATTTTCTTTTTCCTTTTTTATGATCTATATAAGGATTAATTTCTTTGTCTCTTGCTATGATATGACCACCGTGACCATCATTTTTATTTCGTTCTTTTACTTTAATCATATTTCTTGTATTATCAAAAGCGTGACAATCTGTTTTGTTTACCATATTCCAAATTGTATCTTTGATATAATGATTTATATATGTCTCAAAAAACTTTTTACTTACATCTAACGTACAATTGAAACCTACAACGCCACATTCTGTATAATGATTTCTACCATAGAAAGTAGTAAATGTATCACCAGGTATAAATGTTTCCATAAAATTATCAGGAAATTGTTTCATAAAAATATTATCAGCGTCTAACCACATAAACTTTTTGTTTAGTTGACTTGCGTGGTATTGTGCGAATACTTTATGAGAAAATCTAACAGCGTTTTGTAAGAAGTCACTATCGTCATGCCATACCTTATCTTTGTGTCTCTCTTTAAACGCAACTAACTCTGGCATCTCTTTCATAATATTAATATAAGTGATACCATCTATTTTAGGATATTCAAAGTCTTCTTCCACATAACAAATCATTTTGATAGTTTGTTTTGTATCTACATATGATTGTAAAAATTTATGTGCATAATCATCATAAAGTCTTTTATTAAATGATGTTATGAAAAACTTATCTTCATCAGTCCAAATTAATTTACTTACCATATCTTTTCAAATCTGCCTCTAACATATCTTTAATTAAAGTATTAAGATTATGTTTAGGTTTCCACAATAATTTTTCTCTGGCTTTTGTACTATCTCCAACTAATAAATCTACCTCTGCTGGTCTCATAAATTTTTCATTTGTTTTAACTATAAAGTTTCTATGTTCATCAAAAAATTGATTGCCGTCATTAGAATATATGATGTCTAACTCATTTAAACATCTTATAATAAAATCTTTTATACTATATGTTTTACCAGTTGATATAACAAAATCCTCTGGTTGTGTAGTTTCTTGTTGTAACATTAACCACATTGCCTCAACGTAATCCTCTGCGTGACCCCAATCTCTTTGTGAATCTAAATTACCTAGTTCAACAGGTTTACCAGTCTTTAACCATTGCACTAAACCTTTTGTAATTTTTCTAGTTACAAATTCTTCACCTCTCAGTGGACTTTCGTGGTTGAATAATATACCACTACAAACATAAAGATTATAACTCTCTCTATAATTTACTGTAAGATAGTGTGAATATGCTTTGGCACAACCATATGGTGATCTTGGATAAAATCTGGTTGTTTCATTTTGTGGTGTTTCTGTAACCTTACCAAACATCTCACTAGTTGATGCTTGATAAAATTTTACTTTTGGGTGATTATGTCTAATGGCCTCTAATATATTTAAGACACCAATAGCATTTGTATGTGTTGTTACTTGTGGTTGGTCAAAAGATAAACCTACAAATGATTGAGCTGCTAAATTATAAAACTCATCTGGTTGTACTTCATCTAATAATTTTGATACATTAAAAGGTTCTGTTAAATCAATATCAACAATTTCTATTTGATCTCTAATACCTAGTTCATCTAAACGCCAGTATCTCTTGCCCGTATTGCGCCTCTGAGCGCCGTAGACCTTGTATCCTTTTAATAATAGTAGTTTCGCTAGATATGCACCGTCTTGTCCTGTGATACCTGTTATAATCGCTTTCTTCATATTCTTTTCCAACAAGTCATAACTCTAACTCGTTCCAACTCCTTTTCATTATCTACATTGACAACTTCAATGTGTGTATAACCTAACATCTTAGCGTAGGTTAGCCTTTTATTTCCATATGTTAATTTACCATCTCTTAATATTAATGGCCAATCCATTTTTTCACCTATACTATTATATAGTTTAACAAAACCTGGTGCATCTATTGCGCAGTGACCAAATTCTAATTTATCTACTTCAGCAATTAGAGTTTCACAACCTTCTATTCTATTCTTCGCTTTTAATATTTTCATAACCAACTTTTGCTATATAATAACTATCTATAATATCTGTAACAGGATTATTCAATTTTTGCATATCAAATATTTTCATTAAATCTTTTTTAGTATGTTCTTTAAAACTATCATACATTAATTGTTTGTCTGCGTTTCCTTTACCTGACGCATATTTCTTAATAACACTAGGTACAATAGTGTCGTAAAGTATTGAGGGTGACATATGTAATTTATATTTGAGTAACCCACAATTTTCAGCAATCTGAAATACTGCTTGACCTTTTGAACCAAATGAGTATCCTTCAATAAAAACTTGAGCTGTTTGTTGTCTAGGCTTGTGTTTGTGGATAATATCCAAAGCCCATAAAGATATATTATTAAATCTTTCAATGTTAGAGGCATATTCTTTAATTTCATAACCAAATATATTTTTACCAAACTTTCCAATATGTTTCTTTTTACTTGTTAAAAAGTGAAAAGAACATTTATTAAAATCAAAATTATCACCTGCAATACATATCGCAGGACTATTTAAACTATAATCAATTCCAACTATCGTCTGTTGCTTCTTCTGGTATTTCGCCATCTAATTCTTCCTCTACTTCAAAACCACAGAACGGACAAGTTAAAGGTTCTAAATCTTGTTCTTCCTCATTCCATTCTACAGTATATTTAGTAGAGCAATTAGAGCAGTGTTTTACAGCTTTTTCCATTATAGTTTAAATTTTTTAAATTGATCTTTCTTAACGTCTTGTTTTATTCCACCAATAACATAACTTTCTATTTCTGTTTCTTGTGGAGCATTCTGTGTTCCTTTACTGTTTAACCAATGATCTATCCAAGGTAAAGGATTAGACTTTTGATCGTACACAGGTGTTAGGCCAATGGCTTTCATTCTTCTATTTGCCATATACTCTACAAACTGGTGTAATAATTTTTCTGATAAACCTATCATAGAACCTTGAGAGAATAAGTAAGTCGCCCATCTTTTTTCTTGTTGTACGGCCTCATCATACATTGTATAGACTTCTTTTTCTGTATCTTTAATTACTTTGTCCATAACTCTATCTCGTTCAATGTCTCTATAATTGTTTATAATTCTTTGTGATACTGCTAGATGTTGGCTCTCATCTCTTGCGATAAATGAAATAATCTTTGCTGAACCTTCTAATAATTTTAACTCACCAAAAGCAAAACTACAAGCAAACGAAACATAAAATCTTAAACCTTCTAGTATGTTTACTGTCACTAGTGCTTTCCATAATTTTTTCTTTAACTCATACTCATCAACTTTAGTTTTATCTAAATGCCATCTATGACCTGTCTCTATTAAATCATCATAACAAGCTGTCACAGATTCTGCTCTCTTTTCAATCTTCTCATCTTTTATAATAGTGTCAAATACATCACTAGGGTCAGAATATAAATTTTTAATTATGTATGTATAACTTCTACTATGAATTGTTTCCATAAAATCCCAAGTCACTATACAACCTTCTAATTCTGGTAGTGAACAGAAAGGTAAAAATGCTAGACAAGGACCACGACCTTGTACACTATCTAACATAGTTTGATATTTTAGATTAGAAGTAAATATAGATTTTTGTTCTGGTCTTAACTCAGCATAATCGTTTCTATCTTTTTGTAAAGACACTTCTTCTGGTCTCCAGAAATAACCTAGTTGTTGCTGTGTCAACTTATCAAAAATAGGATACTTCATAGTATCATATCTTTGTACAGCTAAATCTTCACCAAAGAACATTGGTTGCTTTAAAAAGCTGACATCTTTACCTTTGTTAAAAACACTTCTTGCCATTTTACTCTTTCTTTTCTTTTATTCCGTAAAAAAATTCTTCATCATCGCCAAAAGTTATCTTCTGTTTATCTTCAACAGAATACTCAATAGATGATACTTTAAAGTCAGGAAACTTTAATTGTTTCGGGCTATAAGACTTATCATATATTAACATACGATTATTTGGCTGTGCCGCAAAATAACCATTGTCTAGTTTTATAATGTTAAATGATTTATGCTGTGTCGGTAGCTCACTAAACGTAGTATTTAGTATATTAGGGTCCGCTGAACAACTATCAATCGTAAACATATATGTGCCTTCGTGCCACACCTTACTTGGACTATAATATTTAGCTCTTTGTCCTTTTAAAAATCTTTTTTCTAATACAGATATATGATAACTAAAACAATCCCATAACTCTAATTCTTCTAATTTCATTTCACCCTCATAGTCTTTTTTCCATACAAAAGCTGATAGTGGAAGTTTATCATAAACTGCGCCATACTCTGGTAAGTAAGTTTCAAAGTATAAAGCTCTACCTTGTATTGATTTAACAGATACCCAAAGACCTTCAACTAATTCACCGTGGCCTTTTTCTAAATCGTAAAGATATTCTTTTTTAACGTATAACTCTATTGGTGGTAAGTTTGCTTGTAAAAACATTATATAGCACACGAGTCACAATTCTCGTCCTCCTCTTTTGGTTTATCTACCTCTGGAACATTATCTACAAAACCGATTGGGTGTGAAGGCTCATCTATATCTTTCTTCGCATCATATGTGTTTTGATAATATGATGTTTTCCAACCTAGTTTATATGTTGTTAATAAATCTTGTGCCATTTGTGATAATGGTACTTGGTTATCTTCAAAGTGTTCTGGATTGTAAGACCAATTACCACTTATTGCCTGGTCAAAATACTTTTGCATTATAGCGATTATGTTTATGTATCCCTCATTTGATTTCATATCCCATAATAACGTATAATTATTTTTAAGTTTTTTGTAATCTGGCACTACTTGTTTTAGTGGACCTTTCTTACTTTTCTTCACACTTAAATAGTCTCTAGGTGGTTCAATGCCGTTAGTAGCATTTGAAACCACACTAGAGGATTCTGATGGCATTTGAGCAGAGAGTGTGCTATGTCTGAGTCCGTGCTCTTTGATTTCTTTCCTTAACCACTCCCAATCATAAGTTAGATTTCTGGTCACAACCTCGTCTACCTCTTTCTTGTAAGTGTCTATCGGTAAGATACCATCGGAATATTTGGTTCTATTAAAGTATTCACATTGACCTTTTTCTTTTGCCAATTCATTACTAGCCTTTAATAGATAAAACTGAAACGCCTCTGTTAATTTATCAACTTGTTTCCAACCCATTTTTTGTTCATATGAGTAACCTTTCTTTGCTAGATAGTGAGCAAGACCAATATAACCTATACCTAAACTTCTTCTAGCCTTCGTTGATATTTCAGCTGCTTTTACTGGATAGTTTTGATGATCTATTATTTCATCTAAACTTCTAACTGCCAAGTCGCATAGTTCTTCTACCTCGTCTCTTTTATCAATCTTTCCAACATTGATGGCAGATAGAATACAAAGGGCTATTTCACCTTCGCCATCTATATGTTGGATTGGATCAGTAGGAAGAGTAATTTCTTGGCATAAGTTTGACATATAAACTCTATCTTTAAAAGATGAGTGAGTATTACAGTGATCTATATTCATAATATAAATTCTACCTGTCTCTGCTCTTTCTTTTAATATGTCAAAAAATAATTCTTGTGCTGCTATCTTTTTCTTTTTGACACTTGTTTTTCTTTCTGCTTTTAAATATAAATCATCAAACTCATCTGTACCCCAAGCCTCATATAACTCTGGTACTTCGTGTGGTGAGAATAAAGTTATATCTTCTTCATTTATAAATCTCTCATAAAATAATTTTGATATTTGAACAGAGTAATCTAATTTTCTAACTCTGTTATCTTCACTACCTTTATTATTTTTTAGTACAATTATATCTTCTATTTCCTGGTGCCAAATAGGGAAGTGAACAGTAGCCGAACCGCCCCGCACTCCGTTTTGAGTGCAGCACTTAACTGTTGCCTCAAATTTTTTAAGGAAGGGAATAACGCCTGTGTGTTGTACTTCACCCCCTCGTATCCTCGCATTGATGCCTCGTATTCTACCAGCGTTAATACCAATCCCAGCACGCTGCGCAACATAACGTCCAATAGCCATATCACTAGAAAAAATACTAGGTAAAGTATCATCAATATCAACCAATACGCAACTTGCATACTGTTTGAGAGGAGTTCTGACACCCGCCATAACTGGCGTAGGAATATTGATTTTAAAAGTTGAAATAGCATCGTAATATTTTTTAACATAAGTCATTCTCTTTTCTTTTGGATAGTCAGCAAATACAGTTGCAGAGATCATCATATACATAAACTGTGGTGTTTCAAATATCTCGCCATTACTTCTATCTTGTACTAGATATTTGTCAATCACTTGTCTTAACCCAGCATACGTAAAAGTATAATCTCTTTCGTGGTTAATCCAGTTTTCCATTCTATCAAAATCTTTTCTTTGATATTTTGTTAGTAAGTTCTCATCATAAACATTTTTATTTACAGCTTTCTTAACGTGATCGTATATGTGTGGGTGGTCCCATAATCTACCAATGACTTGTTTTCTTAAACTATAAAGTAATAGTCTTGCCGCTACATATTGATAGTTTGGATTGTCTAATGAAATTAAATCTGAAGCTGACTTGATTAAAATTTGTTGTATTTCATTTGTGGATATGTTATCATAAAATTGTAAACCACTTTGCATTTCAACTTGCGATGCTGATACGCCACTTACATCTTCACAAGCATACTCAACCATTTCGTGTATCTTTTCTATATTTAATGGCTCTTTACCTCTGACACCACGTTTCACTACATTTATATTATCGCCCATTAAATATCCTCCTATACCTTTTTATAATCTTTTAATTTAGTTAATGCTGAAAGTTTTGAGTAAGTGTTTTTATTTAGTAAGTCAGTCAGTTCAGCTTTACTGGTACCTGCTAAAATCATATCGTTAATGTCCTTATGTCGCATATCGCTAGGCCACACGACTAGGTTGTAATCTTTTTCTACCACACCATACATACGTTTTATAATTTCTTTGTTTCTTGGTTCGTTATCAAATATATATGTAACTTGATCGTTAGGTATTTTGTTTTTTAAAACTAAATCTGCTCCAGCAGCAGCAATACAATTATCAATAAAAAGACTATCAAGTGGGCCTTCTGTGATGAAGATAGGTCTTTGAAAAGAAACTCTTTCCAGGCCGTAAACTTTTTGTTTGTTTTCATCTAACTTTACCGTTAAATATTTTGGTTGTTCGTTTCCAAAAGCACGACCTTGAAAAGCAAATAGTTTTCCAGTCGTATCATAAAAAGGTATAATAAGTCTAGGATGGTCTTTAGTTTTATACGTATTTGGTTTTACTTTATTAACTAACTGACCAAACTTATCACAGAAAAAAAGTTTGTTGTAAAATTCACTAGGTATTTTTCTACCTATTACATATTGTTTTGCAGGGTGTTTATCATCTAATTGTTCTATACTTTTCAAATCGTCTAGTATAGTTCGATCTTCAAACGCAGGTTTAAAATCAAACTTGGGCTTCGGTGTCGCTGGAGCCCCTTTCTTATATCTCTCTAAAAGATATTCAGAGTACATTTTTGGATCAACATACTTAATAAAGTTAGCAAGATTTTGACCC